TTCCATTCAAATCTTATTGCTAAATAAGCAACTCCTCTTAGTCTATGATTTGAAGTCCATGATGTAAGTGTGTCTAACAAACTAGAAGCTGTTTGTGAGTCTGAACCAAAATGAGGTTCTATTTTTATAAGACTTGCTGAGTCTCTAAAATAATTACTATCTGAACTAGCTACATCTCTTTGAACATTATCTGCAAGGTCTCCATCAAAAGTAACTTCATTATCATTGACAAATATTTTTGTAATATCATCAATCTCTCCCTCTCCTAGTATAAGAGCCATATATAAATATTGGTTATCTGTTCCTGATGTTTCTAAAAAAGCTAAAGTTCCCCCTACTTTTCTAGTCCCATAAATTACAGGAATTTGTCCATTTGCGGCTGTTTTGTTGAGTAATATTCCTCTTGCTATGTTTTCTGCTGTAGTATCAAAGTTAAATTCTGGTTCATCAGGTTTTCTTAACCAAGTTAATGCAGTAGAAACAATAGATACAAATGAAAGTATAGGACTTAAAAAAGGAATAAATTTAGAAATAGCTTTACCTACTGCGGGTGGAATAAATCTATCTACAATACTAGAAAAAAAACCCATTATTCTCTACCCCATCTTATATCTTGAACAGTTAATGCACTAAATTCAAAACCTTTATCTCCGCTAAAAAATCTTTGTTGAGATGTATCGCTTGTTCTTCTACCTGATACCTTTTCAAAATTACCCCAATGTGAAGTAATGCTTAATCCTATATTTGCGGTATTTGTATCATCTTCTATTGAATATTGATCTATGAAACCATCAAACAATAAAAATGGGTCTGATATAATTGCATTACTACTATTTAGAAATGCTCTATATAATTGAACTGTTGCATTTATAATATTCTCATTCAAAGCAATAGATATAAAACTTTGATCTACACCTGATAATGTTAGATTAAATGAGTTTTTTATAGGTTTAGAACCCTCTTGAGCATTACCAATGTTAAGAATATGACCTGATGAAATATAAGTTCTTGAAGTTCCTGATATACTTGATGTTAAATTAAAACTACAATCAGTTAAATATTGTGGTGTAGAAAAGTTAAGATCAATTAAATGAACAGGTGCTATATTACCTGTAGCTAATTCAGTTTTTACAGAACTTGATAATCCTCTTGCCATTACAAACTCTCAATAACATCAAACTCATAATTAATTAAAATATTATTATCTTTATCTATTGTGTTCGTTGGAAACTCTTGAACATCAGAATTTAGATGAACTGTAAAAGTTATATTATCATAATTAACTTGTTCATCATCAGCTAGAGCATCTCTAAGAGGTGGTTCTATTGTAAGTGTTGATGCGTTAGAACTTGGTGTTACATCTTCAACTATCATATAAACTTTGCTGTGATTAAATTTTATTAAGTCTCCAGCTTTGAAAGAACCAGCAGTATCTCCAGCATGACCATCAACTGTTATTGTTGTATCTCCAGCAGTATGAGAACCATTAACTCTTACTGTCCCTGTTTCTGAACCCTGAGCATTAAAGTAACTTGGAAAAGTAATTGTAAAATTTTCTTTTCCTGATCGTTGTTTTATTATGAAAGCCTGTATAGGTGCAAACTCAGTTCTTGTTTTTAATGGATAGCTTAAAGTAAAAGTCCATCTTTGACCATCAATTTGCCTACGAAAAGTTTTGCCACTATCAGTTGTACTACGCAAAGTTCTTTGCTCACTTTGAAAGTTTATAGCTTTAAAATCAACACTAGGTAATGCACCACTCATACTACAGCCTGTCTCCCTGTTTCATTAACAGCACTATTTATTAAACTAACAATAGTCCCTCTACTATTAGTTAATAATTCATTAAACCCTCTAGCATCAACTGTATTAATATTAAATGTAACAGCAACAGGACTACCACCCATTTTATTATTAGCAATTATATTACCTGATTGATTTGGTACAAAAAGTTCAGGACCTTTTTCCCCAACAATAAATGGTTTACCCTGAGAGACAGGTCCGCCTTTTTCTCTAAAGTTGGTTGATTTAATTTGTGCAACAAGAGCCATACCTTTTGCTAAATGAGATGCGGCTACAGCAGTTGCTAAAAATGGATTTGCCGCATAGGTACTAAAAGCAGTTGCCGCACCTTTGACAGCCTCTATTGTTGCCTCAGCAATTCTAAATCTTTTAAATGCTTCAAAAGCGGTTCTGTTTAATCCACTAACAGCTTGTAAACTTGATCTGGTGTTATTAAATATTGTATCTTCAGCTTGTTTTTTTAATGCAACTTTTTTTTCTTCATTTTGTCTTATTAATTCTTGTTCTTTTCTATGTCTTTTTGACATCATTTCAGTAAATAAATCTCCTTTAAATTTTTCTATTTTTTCAAACTCTTGTAATTGATCTAATTCTAAACCTATTTGTTCATCTAACATTCTGTCTTGTTCAAAAACTCTGTCAATATGACCAGATTTTAATATTCTTAATTTATCTTTTTCTATATTTTCTAAATGTACTCTTATTTTTTCTCTATCTGCTGGGGACATTCCAAATTGTCTATCTTCAAGTCTTGCTTGTTCAATGTTCATATCTACTAAAGCATCTTTGTATTCTTTAAGGCTTTTAGTACCCTCTTTTAAAATAGTATGAAAATTACCATGTAAAGATTGACCTAATGCGGCTGTGCTATTTGATGTTTCATTTATTACTTCTTTAAGACCCTCTAGTTCCTCTTCTAAAATTTCAAGAGTAACTTTTAATGCTGTTATTGGTGTTCCAGCTTCATCCATGACTTTGCCAAGACTTTCCATTTCAGCTATTTTCTTACTAAGTTTGTCAATCTCTTCTTTATAGTCTGCAATAGTTGAGGTGTTATCTAATACTATTTGATTTTGTTCATTTACTTCATTTTTAAATTGCTTAAACTTATGAATAAGAAAACCCATTCCTGTTACAAAAGTTGATATAGATGCAAAAATAATATTCTTTTTAGTTGCCATATTAAAACCATTCATAGCAACTGTCATTCCAGCTATAGCAGTTTGTATTCCAAATAAAACTTTTGCTACCTTTAATGCTATTAAACCCTCTAATACTAAAACAAATGAACTAAAATTATCTTTTACAAAAACAACAGCATCAGCTAAAAATTTTACAGCCTCAGCCATTCCCTTGCCTATAGAAATAGCAATCTCATCTAATGTTTTAGAATTATTTGCTAAAAATTTATCTAAATCTCCAAACTCTTTTTTAAGTTGAGCAAAGAAACCAGCATCTAATAATGTTTTTTTAAATGTAAAAACTTTATCATTAATCATAGATAAAGTTCCCTCTAGTGTTTGTGCTAATTCATCAGTTGCACTTCCAAATTGACCACCATCTCCAAATACTCTTTCAAATGCTTCTACAGTTTCCTCTATTGATACTGTTGCACCAGCTTTGAAGCCAAGCATATTTCTTACACCTTTTTCTCTAAATAAGTCAGCCGCACCAATACCAGCACTAAAAGATCGTTGAATTTGTTCAGCCGCAGTTCTAAAATCTAAACCTGTAGTTGCGGCTACATTACCTGTAATCTCCAACATCTTTTGAAGATCATCAGCATTATCAGTAACAGTAGCTAGTATTCCTGAACCAGCTTGTATTTCTTCTAATGAAAAAGGAACTTGAGATGCAAATTTTGTAAGGTTTTCAAATGCTTTTGCACCCTCATTCGCATCTTTCAATAAAAACTTAAATCTTGTTTGTAAATTTTCTAATTCTTTACCTGTATTAATAATGTTTCTAATTACTAAACCAGCACCTAGACCAGCTAAAGCATTTCTAACATTAAATACTGATGATTTTAGTTTATCTAGGCTACCTCTAACATTGTTTAATGCTCTTTTGGACTTATCCTTAGCAATAATATCAATATTAACTTTTTTTGTAGCCATTATCTTCTATTCATTCGTTGTTCTTGTTCGGCTTTTTCCTGTTGTATTTGAAAATAAGCAATCCACATATTAAACTCTTGAACAGGCATTTGCAATATGTCTCTTACTGACATATGTAGCCTTTCTCCTAAGGCTAAGACATTATAGAGTTCTGGGTCTGAGTTTAGTTTTTTTTAATGTCAGTAAGATTGTCTTGGGACATAATCGCTGAAGCTACTCTTGAAATAACATCAGTATCAGCTTTCATTTTGAACTTAGGCTTATGAGATAAGTCAAACATCTTATCGCCACTTTTTGTTTCGGCTTTTTGTATTATCACATCAACCAAAACACTAAGGTCTGAGTCGTTAGCACCTTTAAATAGTTTTGCCTTTTCGTTCATGGTAAAGGGTCTCACATACATAGCTTTATCGCCCTCAAGACCCCATTCAGGAACTTCAATTATTTTTACTTCAAGAGACTCAAAATGGTTTTTGACTCCCTCAAAGAAGTCTATTTTATCAGCCACAAATTATTATACTGTTGCCTCAGATACTCCACCTGTGAATTGAAAAGTAAGAGTTCTGCTAATAATTCCATCCATAGTAACACCAACATCTCCACCTGTAACAATAGCTGTTCCTGTGAAATATTTGTCTCCACTATCTGCACCCTCTGGGTATAGTTCTAGTGTTGCACTTGTTCCTAAGTTTGCCGCTTCTTGAGCAGTATCAGTTTCGTCAAAATGACATTCAACTGTTGCTGTTGCGTCTCCTCTTAATGCTTTATAACTTTTCATTGAGTCTGTTAATGATGTATCTTCAACTGTGTCTTGAGTTTGGTTTAAAGTAAATGAAGTTACTTCCCCTACTGTGTTTGACCCAATTTTAACAACACCATTTAATCCTGTATGCGTTGCCATAATTTTACTCCTCTATTATGTTTGTTTCTTCTTCTTCTAAATCATTTTTCGGAAGAGGTCTATCTTCTTTTTTATCTTTCTTAAATCCTTTTGCAAGATAATTTTCAAGCTGGTCATCAAAGATTTCCATCTCGTTTTCTCCATCAGGAAAGTATATTTTTATTCTTTTAGCCATTACGAAGTCCCCCTAACAAATTCATATAAAACTCTTACCACAATTCTCACTCCACCATAAGGAAATAATATACCCTCATCAGAACTAGCCTCAACCACTTGGGTGCTAAGAGCATTACCATTTCTTGTTATGTCATTATCTAAAGTTTCTTCTACAACTTCTATAAGTTGATTGCGAAGAGTATCAATATTTGAGTCAGTTCCTTTTACAAAACCAACTACAAGAAAGTCTATAGTCCCTTGTCTTTTACCTGAACCCACATCTCCTATAGAAAAAAAGTCTCTAGTTTCGTCACCTGTTTGTATATATGCGGCTGGAAACTGAGCCTGAGATAATTCTTCTGGTTCAAATGGTTCTCTTTTTATTAGCTTAAATTCAATAGGACTAGATACTGCATCTAGTTTAGTAATAATATCTCCAGCAATATCTTCTCTTTTACTCATAGTTTTATTGACCTAAAAAATATATCTCTTATCTTATCTTCATCTCTTCGTCCAATAGCAAAAAATGGTCTTGGTTGCATAAACCTTGTTCCTGTATCATGGAAAAAAGCTTTTTTGTTTTCTTCATTTCTTCTAAAAAATAATGTTCCTTTTGATTTAGTTATCTTGCTAGTCAATGATCTAAACATTCTACCTGAGTCTGTTAAATCTACCCTATCTACTTGTCTCCCTTTTCTCAACCTAGATTTTTTTGTAGATTTTTTATATGATCTTAATCTGCCGCCATCAGGCAACAGACCTTTTTGTGTCTTATCAGTTATACGCATGATACCAAACTGTGAGGCTTTTGCTAAAGCCATTTGTATTTGATTTGGAATTTTTTGTTTA